ATCCGAATGGGCGCACAAATCTAATTGAGGAATTAAAATGTCTGAAGAAACACCAATTGAAGAAACGAAAGCACCAACCAAGACCGAACGATTTGCACAGTGGCTTATGACACGTGAAGAACGACGTGCAGAAAAAGAATCAAACCTTGAGAGTCTCATACGACTTAACGTGCTTGTTTCTTTTCTTACTCTCGGTGTGGTCGGTGGGTTCGAAACTGTTCAAGTTGCTATCTCATTGATCCCTTACTTGGGCTGACATAGCATACAAGCTTGAACCCACATGAAGTTGTATTCACATCGAACGACTTCGCCAGTTGTAAGTCGTTGATTGTGTTTGCAGAAGAATGTCTCATCGCAAGCTTCACACTTGACACACATCACTCTTCCTCCTGCAATCTTACTATGCTCTTGCGCATCTCGTAACATGATTTACAATCACATTGGCAGTTGGCAAACCAATAAGTCAAGTTCACCCTCTGCAACCTTGCAATAGAACTTGCAATCATTCAGAAGCCTCCAACGTCGGACAGTCGGCGGTCCAATGATTGCCAAAACAATTCTTGCACATGTAGTTTCGAGGTGGTGCAGGCTTCACTTTTGGTTCACTTTCACCCGGTGCATACTTTCGCAGCTGCATTCGAACCCAGTGAGAAAAGTTCTCGCCGTCTTTGACCAGTTGCTTGCGGATCGCATCGCTAACTTCGTCGAGGCTAATGGTACGGTTTGGCATCACTCTTCCTCCTCGAAATACATGGTTCCATTGTATTGGCAGTACTCTGAAGCCCAGCCTTTCATGTAAACAATGAAACCTTGGCTACCAAGGACATAACCCTTGATGAATTCGTCCGTCTTTCCGTCCCAATCAAAATCTTCGTTGTAGGTGTTGGCCATGAGACTCCTAAGAACCCCTAGTATAAGTATGTACGCATTAGCGGAATGCCTATAGCCTATGGCTATACATAGGGGCGGGTGTGGTGAGGGCGAGTATCTTATGGCTCGCCACCGGTAGAGAAGATTAAGTGCTGGATGTGGGGTACTTGTGTTGTCCGGGGGAACCGGTTTGGTACGTCATGCACAAAAACAACCCCCGGACACCCCCAATAAGAGATGATTATTATGGCAACAAAAAAGACAAGCATGTTTACCCTAACCGAACGAGTGACGCTCAGCGCAGCTGCGACTGATACGTTTGCAACAATTGACCTCGGCAGTTACGTCGACGTTGGTGATCGCCAAGCACTTCAAGTTCACTCTGTTGACTTTATTTTCCAAGGCACAACTGCTTCTGAAGCATTGTACAACACAATTGGCAGTGGTGCATCTCAAGCAATGATTCAAGTCACTGACCTGAACCGTGGCGGTCTTGTGTTTGCAAATGACCGGGCAATGGTTGCAAGTGGCACTCTCAACTACGACTTGGACGGATACCTAAGTCAAGCACAGGATCTTTACCCAGACAACTTTGGAAAGGGCAGCGATGACGGACGTTACGTTGTCAACGATCAACTCTACATCACGGGCAATGTATCTGCCCTGGACACAGGCAACTCAAAGCAACTTAACGTTACAGTTCGTGTCAATGCTTCCATCGTCACCCTCGGTGCAAAGGACTTCATGGCCATCGCAATCCAATCGACAGCTGCAGACAACTGAGGTGTTTACCTTGGTGAAAGTTGAAGGAACCCTTGAAGAACTCAAGGCGCTGTTTGTTGAGAGTGCAAAACAAGAAGCACGATCCACAGCAAAGAAGGCTGGAAAGAAAGCAGTCAAGAAGGCAGTCAAGACTGTGTCACGTGCGCCATCTGCGTATAACAAATACATGAAGAAGGAACTTGCACGTCTAAAGAAGGCTCATCCGCGTATGACTCATCAAGCTCGCTTCAAGAAAGCAGCTAAGTCCTGGAAAGGATCTAAGAAAAAGAAGGGTGGTAAGAAATGAAGATGCTTGCCAAAGAACACGGATTGTTATCTGTGAATCAAGCGCCCCCTGGGGAATGGAATTTTGATACTTCAATTAGCCAAGGTTGGGAAAGAGTGACCACTGGGTCATTTGTTTCATCCACTTACTTTGATTTGGCAGGTATGTCCATGGAAGAAAAGACCTTGTTCTTTGAAGCAGCTGGAACTCAAGATCTTCTTGCACCACAAGTATTCAACCAAGCCACTGGCGATTCACTTATTCTCCTGGACATTATGACAAGTTCACCGATGACCCCAACCGAGGTTGTGTTCTTTGGTATCTATGGGAACTTTGCTGGATCACAATCGAACATTAGCTTTGATGAAACCATTTACGCACGTGCACAACAATACTCTGTTCACGTCGACACAGGGCTTTGGAACGGTATGACCCTGAACACTGAGAATCAACTTGGTTCAATGAAACCAACTGCAAGTGATCGAGTGTACTCTTACAGAGCAGTTATTTTTGGAACACCATTCACAGGTGACAGAGTAGATCTAACTGGTGCTCGCCATATCCTACAAGCCGTAGCTAAGGAAGAATCCGATCATGAATACTTGATGCGACTTATGCGCTCGTATCAGCTACAACAAGAACCGGACGTTGATTAAGTTGCTAATGTTCGACATCTTTGACTTGCCACGTAAGGTCAAGGGTGTGCCCATATTCAAGGCTGCACGTTTTGGCATGCAGGCTGGCGAGATTGTCGGCACATACGGCGGCGAACGTCGCATGAGAATAATCGAAGAACAAGGAGCCGCAGGTGACTTGACTTCCGGATTCACTCAAGAGTTGTTCGAGAGTGAAATCAAAGCGATCCGAATGGGCGCACAAATCTAATTGAGGAATTAAAATGTCTGAAGAAACACCAATTGAAGAAACGAAAGCACCAACCAAGACCGAACGATTTGCACAGTGGCTTATGACACGTGA